ACTAACAAGACGATAGAAAAGTCCTTGTTCAATTATTTCTTTTTTAGTTTGTTTTGTAATAATTGGAATTGAGTGTGGCATTTCTTTTTCTGTTGGTAAAAGCAAATCTACCTGATAAAAGGCATAATCATTTACAAGACTAATATTATAATCATAAACTTCACTTGACCATGACTTTGTGTTTTCATCTATTGTAAGTTCAATAATTGAATTTATACCTGCTTCAGTTGGGAAGTATCTTTTAAGTTGTTTTTGTATTTGTCTATCTTGTTTTTGTAATAAATTAAAATATAATTCTTGCAGTATTTTTTCCCATTGTGTAAGCAATTTGTCATGCTCTTTATATAAAATATCTTTTTTATCCTCTCCTCTAAATTTATTAAGTCGTATATCCCAACTATTTTCTCTAAGTTTATTTCTTCTTTTGATCAATTCAAAAGCGCTTGTAGCTTTCTCATCTCGTTTATTCATGGCCCTTACAAGTTTTTGGCTCCATGTTTTACCTGCTTCTCCACCCCATAAAGCCCAAGCTATACGACCATTTGAAGGATAACCTTTTTCTCCAGGCCTCCAACCTTCAGCTCTTTTATCAACCTCATGTCTTGGGAAGTATTTTGCTATATGTCTTGTTTTTTCAGGCCCTGCAGTTGTGTTATTAAGAATATATCTTGCAGAGTTCCTACCAACAGAAGTTCCACCTCTACCATGTTCTTTTACCCACTCAAGACCTCGTTTAGCTTCCTCTTTAGCACCTTTAGGAATTGTAAAGTTTAAATCATCATAAAGACCTTTATAATTTTTTTTACTTGATAATGGGTGGCTTGCAGGTAATAAGTCAAGATCAAATTTACCACTTCTAAACCTTAAATTTCTTACTGCATATAAAAACGCATTAACTCTTGCGTATGCCCACCTGTCAGCTCCTCCACTTCTTCTAACACTTGGCCTTACACTTCCAGGATTTGTATTATATGCTCCAACACCTCTGCGAAAACATGCTTCTAACATACGAAGTGTTACTCTTCGTTTTGGATCATCTCCATATTTTTCATTATGTTCTTGAACTTTTTTTTTGAGTGCTTCTCTTACTTGAGCACTAACCTTCTTGTTCTCCATTAACCAACTTTTCATATTCATCGTGACTGTCGCAAGGCATAAAAATTTCTTTTCCGTCTTTGTCCATTGTATGAAAACCAACGCAACCGATTTTTTCTGCTCTTATCTCTGCTTCTTCTTGTGTTGAAAACTGATCTCGTGCATAGGCTATTTTTTGATCATCACTAAATCTTGATATTTGCCTTAACCTTATTTCTGCAAGTTCTCTTGTTGGATAACACCCCATATTTTTTCCTGAATTTTCTGCAATAACACAAAACTCTCCGTCTATTTCTTTTATTACTTTAAATTCTGCTTGTTTTTCCTCATCATCTTGTGTTTCAACTTCAGCACCTTCATATTCTTGTTCTGTATTTGTGTCTGCTTCCTGTTTATCCATATTAATATTTTCCTCTGGGATCAGCATTTTTGCACTATCTAATAAATAAACTTTTTGATTATCTGCAACAGGCAACCCAACTGCTTCTCGTGCCTCTGCTATTGTTATCCAACCACCTTGTACTCCAACATTTACTCTATTGTAAATATCTGCTACATCAGTTTGTAAGGCCCTTACCTCGCTAAAATTATAAACTGCAGTTGTCATTTTATTTGCTTCATAATCTTTTAAAAGTATCTGTTGTGTTATTTCCTCACCAACCTGTTTCCATAAAGGAATTAATTTATTTTCTGTAAAAAATTCTCTAAGTTCTTTTGCGTTTGAATAAGTTGCTCGTTCAAGCCCTGCACCAAGTCCAGCTAATATTGCAGGAACTCCAAGAACTGCAGATATTCTTTCCTCTGGAACTCTACGCAAAGTTCCTATGTCAAGTTCAGTAGGACTAAAAGCCATTTTCTTTATCTCCATTGATCCGCTTAATATCAAAGGCATACCTTTATTTTTACCTGCAACTTTTTGCTGATATGTTTTTGCAATTTGTTCTGCTTCTTCTTGTGTAGGCCCAAAATCATCTTTTGGAGAGATCATTACAGAAGGCACACCAGAGTTAGCTAATAATGCAGTTGCCATTTGTCCTGCACTCTCATCTCCATATATTTCTCGTAAAACAGTTCTTAGTGGAGCAAAACCTTTTTTATGATCTGTTTGATCAAGACCAAGTCTTATATGTACCATATCCTCAGGCATAATCATTACTTTTTTACTCATTGTTTCATATTCGTAATGTGTAATTAATTCCTCATTATTACCTTTTGGAGTTACTTGTTCAGGCATTAATGGATATAAAGCAACTAACTGACCTGCATTATTTTTTTGCTTGATTATAAATGCGTCTCCTGATACATGCATAGCATTTATAATATATTGTTGTAAAATATCTCCACTCATGTATGGATTTGGCCTTCTCATAAGTAAAGTTAAAGGGTGGTTTGTTACAATTTTGTCAAGTTCATCTTCATGCTCTTTAATTTGTAAAACTGCTTCAGAAAAAGAAACACTTAAAACTTGAAGGCAAGCCACAACTGCTGAGTTTGAAGCACCATTGCCCATTGTTGATACATCAAATTTGCCTGCACCTGTTTGCCAACCTTGAATAAAATTTTGGTTGTTATACAGTGTGTCATCATCTCTAAAAAAGTTATATCTTTTTATTTCATTATTATATTGTGTAGCGTTTCTGTTAAAGATTAAATCACTTAACTTACGTCTTTCAGCCATAATATCCTTTCGGCTAAGAGTGAGCTACCGAACACACCCAAAAAGGAATAGCCCACTCAAAGCCAACCTGCATTGCGTTCAATATGCTCTAAACTCGTTCTTTCTTGCTAATTGTAATATACAATAAGCTAAACTATCAACTTGGTCGTCATGTTCTCCTGCAGGGAATTGTAGCATTTCTCGTTCAAGATCCAAATACCAATTACTCTGCTTGTCAAAATACACAAGACCTTGTTCCATTTTAGCAGATAAAGGCAGTGCCCGTGAGTATTTATCTTTATCTGCCTTTAATTCTCTAATAGGCAAATTTGTTTGTGATCGCACCATTTGTATAAATGCTAACTGATAACCTGCCCTTTCAATTCCTATAATTTCAGGAGACCATTTATCATAATGTTGTATAAGTGCTTTTAAAACCTGTGGTGCTTCTAATCTTGCTCTAATTACATCTAAGACAAAAACTCTTTGATCTTTGCTAACACCAATCGTGGTAATGACAGTATAGTCTGCACTTTCTTTTGTACTCGTTGCGAGATCAACAGAAGTGATAATTCGTAACTGATTAATCGGTATTTCTGTTTTATCGTATCTAATAAGTCTTTCATTTTCCTCATATCCATATTCGTTATAAACAGTTCGGCTTCCTGTAGTATAATATTTAAACCACGCGTGATCAAATAACCCACCTGCTTGTTCAATAAATTGTGCCTCATATTCCTGCGAATATAAAAAACTACCTATTTCTTTTCTTGCAATTTCAAGTTCGTCTAAAGGCACAAATGGATTTGTCGTAGTTGGAAGTTGCCACCTTTCCCAATCATCAAGGCCCTTAGAATTTTCAAATAGTTTCTCAAACCAATTATATCCTTTTGGAGTTGATATAAATAAAGCACCACCTCTGCGTTCTGTTAATGTAGGCCTTACAACCTCTGCCCATACATTTTCTTTCATAAATGCACACTCATCTAACACAACAAAGTCAAGACCTGCACCTCTTAACCTATCAGGATTATCTGCAGATTTTATTGATACCATACCACCAGTAGGAGTAATTATTGTTTTTTCTCCTTCTTTTACAACAGTTCCATACTCTATTCCTATATTCCTTAAGTCTTTCCAACCTTCTAAGGCCATAGAGTAAGTTGGAGCGATCCACCAAGACCTTTTACCTCTCCATGCTTGTTCAAGGCATAACCATACACCTAATCTTGTTTTTCCCCACCTTCTTCCTGCTGACAAAACCTTAAATCTTGCATTAGACATAGCAACTTCTGTTTGTCCTTCATGCAGTTCAGGTAATTTAACTTGATACTGCCTAACATTAGTATTTGATAATTCAGTCTCCATTTAAAACTTCTCTCCATTGTTGGCCAAGTACATGCTCTAACTCTGCATGTAATAAACTACCTACCTTTATATTATCCCAAATATTTTCATATTTACCTGATCCTTTAAAAGCACTTTCAAAATAATGTGCAACATAATAACTTTCATTTAGTATTTGATCAATAGAAGGTAGTTTGTAGCCAAATAGTTCAGTTTTGCCGTCAAATTTTGTTGGATAATCTAATGAGTAGCATTTATTTGGCCCTTTCCATGCAGGTATAGGTCCAAAATTTAATGGGGGATAAACCACACTTGCTACATAACTGTTTGCTATTTGTTTTAGTGACCACATTATGTAATTCCATGCCTTTGTACTTTTAACTGGTGGCTTTGTAAGTTGTCTTTCAATTTTATTAGCTAACTTTAAAAAGTCATAGGCCATATTTTTACCTACTTTTGTCGGGAAGTTGCTTAAAGCTTTTCCGTCCCATGAATTATCATTAATATTAAATGGTGGGTGGTTGTCTTTAAACTGTATGGCCATAGCACCTGTTACCTTTGCAGGTATTGTAGTAAAAAAACTATCTTGTTCAGGTAAAGGCCTTAACGCAACCATATCCATATCAGTTATTACACCATTTAAAACAGATGAGGCCCTGATACGCACAATATCTGAAATATGTGCAATACTGTGTCCTAATTTTAAAGCCCTAAATGCTAAATTTTCATTAAATATCTTACCTGCCCACTCAACATTGATCCCTTCAGGCACATTTTTTATTTTTTGATATGAATATAAAAAAACATCTTTGTTGTATTTTAATTGAGATAATAAAGAAAATTTATGAAAGTCATTTAACTCAATTTCATTATATAGCCAATCATTTACATTAGTTTGGCCCTCATACTTTGACCAAAAGCACACAACAGAATTATTATTCATATTTTCCTTTTTTTAGTCGCTATTTTTGAGTATTTTTATAATTTATCATGTTTAATCAACCACCAAGCAAGATAATTTAAACTAATTACTACAATAACAATAATTATTCCGTCCATTTATACCCCAAAACGCAATAAATACAAGACTTTACATACTGTAAATCGTGTTTTTCACAAATCATTATTCCTCTTCTTGAATTATTACTTCATTTTCTCTATTTATAAGCTTCCCGTCTGCCCAATTTAACTGTATTTCAACAGGTGCATTAGGATCTCCTGTTAATTCAACACGATCTCTCCTACCAAATTTTTCAGGATATTTTCTTTCTAAATACCAAGCATCAGCTTGCCACGATCCGTCTTTACCTGCATTTTCAATACGAGCTAATCTACGCATAATTGCTTCGCTTTCGGCTTCATTTACTTTTGTCCAAAAACTTGCGTATGGCTCAATGTTTTCACTTGCTTTTTGTCTCCAAAGACGAAATGTAGATGAATTTATCCCTGCATAATAACAAGCATGCTCAATAAAGGCACCAAGTCTTATTGCTTGTAATAATCGCTCTTGTATTTGATTGTCTATTAATTTATATGGTTTTTCATTTGGCATGTTCTTATTTTACTGCATATTATAGCAAAACCCCACCGATAAGGTGGGGAATTGCTTTTTGCGTTTCAGTGTGAGCTAGAAAGGAACTACGAGAAACGCAGTGTCAGTTTCATGCAAGACATAAACTGTTTCGTATTCGTTTAATTGTTCAGTATTTTCAATATTATGATCGTCACAAAATTGTGAGTATTCCTTAACAAATTCGTTCCAATCTTTATATTCGTTCCAACTTGTATTTATTACAACTTTATCTATTGTAATAAACTCATTTTCGTTTGTTTCAGTCTCAATATCATAGATTTTTCTTAATGCTTCATCGCTAAAGGAATTATATTCCCAAGCTTTGAATATTTCTACAAATTTGTCTTGATCAACTTTTTGTATAAATTCAGCCATTATGCAACCTCCATATTTTCTACTTGCTTAAGTCCAAGTCTTAACTTAATTGTGTTCATATTCTTTGTGTTGAACTCATTAAGATCCAAGATATAAAGTATATTTACACTTGGAGTATCTGAATTGCAGTCAGTTTCTGTTGCAAGAAACTGTATTGCTTTAGTTTCATCTTTTGTTAGTTCTAAGTAATTCATTTTGTTCCTTTCTAAGTAACAATTTTTATTTATAAGACTAATTTAA